AGCTCAGAATGATTACGAACAATCCATTGAACGGTAGGATGAAGTTTAGTCAACACCTCAAATTTATAAGGCACAACCCAATAGGCTTCAATGATTACATGGGTAGGTTTATGCTTAGTAACAAGGCGATCAATACAATTATTGTCAATCGCATGTTCCATAATAGCCTCAACACCACTGTCATTTAGCATCTCACAGACAAAATTGGCGCTATTATACAAGCCAGATGAAAGTAAACTGCTGCTGTAGCTATAGTTGTCGCTACTGCCACTGTTATAAGGGTTCTCCCTATGTTTAAGAATAAACAAAATCTTCATACCTGTAACCTCACAGAGAGAATTGTGAAGTTTTTATAATACTTTATTTTCTCAGGTACCGGGCGGCTCAGCGATTGTACATCTCAACCGCTTTAATGAAGACCTCATCAACTCCAATGCTCTTCATACAAGAGTACGGAGCTTCTTTGTTAGAACACCAGTTATAGATGATGTCAGATAAAGATACTCCAGCGTTCATTTGAACTTTAGCGGCATCACTCCAGTCAGGGTAAGTAGCGTATACCATCTCATTGTAGCAAGAGGCATGAGGACAAGGAGTTAGTATACCATGAGCATTCCAACCAAGTTCCCCATGTCTATAAGGTAAACGATATTCAGGAGCCATTACAGAGTATAAGCCTAGGATACCACAATCCGTAGCTCCAGCTAATTGGATAGGGCCGGAATCATTTGAGATTAATAACTTTGCCTGATTGTATAGAGCTATATTATGGAGAATGGGAAGATTAAAAGCCTCCAAGACCCCATCTAAAATGTAAGTATTATTCACCCAAGGAGCTATAGTCATACCGGTGGACACTACTTCATACCCCTGGCTGATAAGGCGGCTAGCTAGGTCTTGCCAATACTCTTTAGGCCATCCTCTGCTGATAGTAGATAGGGCTGGATGAATTATGATTCTGTCTCTTCCAGGATAAAGTGAGGCCATTTCATCCCTAATTTCCTTGGGTATCTCAATATCAATGGACTTAGAGTGATTCGATACTTCAGATAACGGCACTCCACAAAAAGCAATGCATTCATCTACTTGGTGTCTAGCTTGAAGCTGGTTCCAAGCACAGATCCAGACTTCTCCTTCTCTATTTTCTGTTACATCATACACATGAGGACATGCTTCTGCCAGAATGTGGTGCTGGGGAGGAGCTACTAGTGTAACTCTATAACCGGCATCAGAAAGAGCATGAGCAGTTCCAAGCCCCATACACATATCTCCTACTCCATTACCCATAAAGGCCACTTTAATAGGTTTTCTAACTTTAAGCACAAACTGAGAAGCTTGAACTATACCAAGTTGTTTATCCTCATAGGCAAAATGTTCGGTCATTACAAAGTCTACGTTAAGGTAAGCTGCTAAAGGAGTAGCCGTAGCTCTTAGGCTTATGATTTCGTCTGCTCTACCACGATTAAACAGCCATAAGGATTCGGCGGTAACGGGCCTACAATGAGTTGGATCACCGAAGTAGTCTGGGTGCTGAGGGTGAGGAACTTCGATGGTTACAGTGGCCCCTGGAGCGCAAACTCGATACAATTCTTTAATGATGTTAAGATAACATTCAGTAGATTGGCCAAGATGCTCTAGCACATGACGTAAGAGAACCGTGTCTACAGAATTATCTTCCCAAGGCCAAGGGAACACTTCTAAATCAAGCTGTAGGTCTGCATCAGGAGCATACTTATCAACATTAACATAGCCTTCTCTGTAGTCCAGACCTGAGCCTAAGTTCAATTTAATCATTCATCCTCCACACTTTCTATTACTCAAAAATAGGCAATAAAAAAGCCCCCGAAGGGGCTTTCAACTTGGCTGCAACCAAAGGGTCCGAACACCCCATCCGGCTCTTACGAGTTACGGACAGCCAGTTTGTCTCTTACAGGAACATTGCTCGGATAGCAGGAACAATTTCTTTGGTTCGAAATAAAACTGCGTATAGAACATAGATCCAACCGCAGAAGAAATGAAAAATTCCCCATCCAATAGAATGATTCATGGCTGCGCTGAGAACTACTGAGCAGATCGAACCAAGTCCTACACAACTCCCAGTGGATTCGTTGCTCATCTTACAGGCCGAACTCGGAGGCGAGGCGACCAGCGGCTTCATAGCGGCCAAGGCTGCGGCGGCTCACACCGATGTATTCAGCGAACTGAGTCTTGCTCATACCCTCGTTCTCACGATACTCACGGAGGGTATAACCATCCTGGGGCTGCTCTTCGACTTCAGGCTCCTGCTCCTGGACCTCTTCCACGGTTTCGACACGGAGGAGGGAGTCGAGGCTCACCTGACCGCTCAGAACCTTCAGGAGAAGGCCGATAGGATCATTGGGCATCCCGCACCACATCCCATTACCAACGGGGACAGCGGTGACTTCGATACCATTGACGATAAACTGCTTGGACTGCGCCATCTGTGGCTCCTTTGAGTGTGGGGTCATTCCCCTGCCACTTCTATTATACCGGAGTGGATCGGGTTTCATCCTAATTATTTTTTGTTTTCTTCAGGTATAAAAAGCCAAGTAATTCGGGCCTCACGATCCACAGTAGTAGCAAGAAGAGTCCTGGACCCAATTTCTAAAAAGTCTACGTCAGGAATTCCAATTTTCCCTCCAGCACTATGCACAATAGCCGCAATATATAGATGGGCAGTTTTTATCTGTTCTCTAAGCGCAATCAGTTCTTCTATGTCTTCATAGTCGTAGAACTTACCATCATGCTCTATTAGTTGTGTCATCCTAGCTCCTGGAAAGCTCCGTGTATAGAATCCTCAGCGCCTTCTCAATACGATATTGATGTAGAGAAGCCGCCCTCTTCTGCGAGGCCACAATCACAAGACTTGGAGAGTTAGGCCGTTCATATTTTTCGTGAGAGCCAGTCTTGGAGACTCGGGTATAACCAATGTTTTCAGCAAGAAACACAAGCTCTTTGTAAGAAAATTGCTTGCTATTCACGAGCCGTGGGATGAGAGATTCAGCGTTCATGTTGTCTCCATTTACATTATACTCAATTCGTAGATAGAATTTCCCTAACAGTTTCCATGGGAGGTAGGTTAAGGAATCTAACAGGCCAATTAGCGGTTTCAGGGTGATGCTTAGCAAAGATAGCTAGACCTTCGTCCAGTTTACCTTCAGCTACTAGCTTTCTGGCTAACTTATATTCTTCTGTAGACTTATAGCATAAAACTCTGCCACATTTTGTTATCTCTCTATGCCAGTCTTCTGAAGTTCTTAGAGCTTTACTGGGGTACACTGATCCCCAGCCCCAACATGGACTGGTTCTAATTTCCCAATGAGGGGGAAATTGTTTCTTATGTCTACGATTACCCGGTTTTGGTTGTGGATCTGTCCTCTTTAGGTCTGAGACCTTGGGGATATTGTGCTTCTTTTCCCAGTTGGACATGGGGTCTCCTAAATGTGATGTAAGGTGCATAAACCGTCTTCCTACTCTATAGTAGAGGTCCATATGACAAAGCAGAAAGATGTGAAATTTCATATCACGGATGATTGTAAATTAGAAGAAAACCTATACCGTTGTCCAAAATGTGAAAAACAAGGCACCAAGAAATCGGTGGCTTTACACTATTACCACAATCACACAGCAAGAGAGAAATTTTTAGAGAATCATTATAAACTAGGTGGAATGAATAAAGGTCATCCAGCTTGGAACAAGGGTAACCCCGATTCAAATGGAGAAAGGTGGAATAGGGGTCTCACTATAGAGACCAGTGATAAGTTAAAAGAGTCAGGGCAGAAGATTAGTGGAGTTTTGAAAGAGTTGTATGCCAATGGAACTCTAAAACCAACACCAAAATGCTTAGATTATCTTAAATCTGATGCTCATAGAAACAAAATGAGAGAGATTACTAAGAAACGAATTCAATTAGGGCATGGTACCGCTAAAGGAGCCTGGGTAGTTGACAGCTTCGGTAAAAGATGCTATCTAGGGTCTTCATATGAGATAAAGGTCTCGGAATTTTTAAACGAATTAAATGTCAAGTGGACTCGTCCACCCTGCTTATCCTACATAGACGATGAATCCAGAGAGCGTCTGTATTTTCCAGACCTGTTTCTACCAGAGTTTAATTTGTATCTTGATCCTAAGAACTCTTTCTTACTGAAGCTTCATAAGAGAAAGCTACAGATGGTGGTTGAACAAACAGGAATTAGGCTAGAAGTGATCACTGAACATGATCTAAATATAGACTACATTAGAACTTTGTTGGTCCCGGCGGCAGGTACTGACCCCGCTCCGTTGGCTAATCTGGCCTCTCGCGGGTTATAAATCCGCCCGTTCTCCATAAACTACGCCGGGGTATTCTACGATAGGAAAAACCAACCATATTTATTTTTAGGTAGCTCATCGTACAAGCGCCAACAAAAATAGGCCACAGCAGCGTCTGAGATATCTTCCGTATCACTAAGACTTCCAGGCATTCTATCGTATGCCCCAAAAGCATCTCTCATCCACCCATGAATAAAGCCTGGGTTGTTTTCAAGTTTCCCTTTTCCAACATTAGCCAAAAACGCCGTTTGGATAAGAGTAATAAACTGGTATTTTCTAGTGTCCATAAGTAATCCTTAAAAACCACAGACAACGGTCTGTTTGGTGCCCCGAAAGAGATTCGAACTCTTATCCCTTGGAATTTGAAGCCAAGCGCATCTGCCAGTTAGCGTACCGGGGCATAAAACCCAGGAAAGTTGTGGACCCTGCGCCACATGGAGGGCTTACCCTGCTTTCCTGGACTCACTGGATTTTTCTGCTCCAGCTACATATCCGTCACTTCCAACGGCACCAGAAGCCTCTTGGCTTTTAAAGATATTGGCTCCTACGCTTCTCAAAGGCACAGGGATGGGTTACCAATCCATCATATCTTCTATCCCCGCAAATGGGACCACACTCTTTTGGATGTGGAGGTCAATGGGCAAACCTAAGGCTATTACTTCTTGCGGGATTCCTCCCTCTTCTGCAACTCATACTGAGCCGCTGCATAGAGAAGGGTTCCCCCTTTGGAAACGACCAATAATTGCTGGTCAGACATCTTGCTCACGCTCTTGGCGTGTTTGCTGCTTTGGGCCATAAGGCACCTCCAGATCGTTAAGTTGTTGACTTAACGAGGAGGGCTGGCTCCAATTTGGTTAATCACTTTATCTCCTTTAGATAATGGACTTACGGGTGGAAGTGCCCGGAGTCGAACCGGGGTCCTAGAAACCTCTGAAGGTAATTCATTCACTGGTATAGTCCGTTTCTAGTGACCTCTGTAGAGATACGGACATCTCTAATCAAGGACTTGCTTCCCGTTCTCCTTCGTGCTTGGAAGCCCTCACACGCTATAGTCTATACTCCCCTCCAGCAGACCGAAGTCACCCTTAAGAAAGTTACAATCTAGTTACTAGACGCTCACTAGAAGGTTGCAGGTTAAGCCGCTACTGCGAGAGGAGCGGTGTAACCATTGCAGACAAAGCTAACAATGTTGTTGGCAGTTGTGTTGTGACGGATTTTTAAAGAGGCCAACCATCATCCTCTACCAGCATTACATTCACGATGAGTAACCAGTCGAAACCTTTTCACTCCCATGGTTTGATCAGCCTAGAAAATCATCTGATCTGGAGGACTTTCGTCATTCCATCAACTTCAATGGACTCCCTCTTTGTATGGTCATAACGACACCATCACCCGATATTAATGGAAAAATCTTAGAAAGATTAAAATACTACAACCTACGCTGCACATTGAACCGATGAAAACCACTATAGTCCACAAGACAAAAGTTCTCCTATGCCTCTGTAGCATTTTTTCAACTTCTGCCATTTTTTTTGGCTAATTGTAGTTCAGCTTTCGATTGTGGCAGCACAGTTCCCCCATATATTAAACTGAAAAGTAGAGAAAACTAAAGGTGTGTTATCACACTAAAGGGCCTAAACTCTATGAGGTTTATCGCTACCGCGCCTGACTCAATTTGATTGCGTTTAGTTGGTCTTTCTTTCATTGATCCCACTCATTAAAGATGGCTACTCCTAAGCCTACTTCCTTTAGTTCATTACATTGGATGTGCTAGTTGACTGGGAATGAAAGGTTGATCGTGTTACCACTGAGCCTTTCTTTGCTACCCATATCTCCCACTCGCCTTACGGTTAGAGCCATCCAGAGATATGCTGGGTGATGCTCCGTAGCCCAGCGCGGCCCCTACATTTTATACCGCCTTGTAGGGCTCAGGCTCGTAGTAGGACACATGCATCCATCTACAACTGGCATTGCGCCACAGAGCATATTCATTAAGCTGCAAGCCATTATAGGGGTCCAGTATATCCCAAACCCTCCACCACTCCATGATACAGCATGGAGACTGCCAGGGGGAAGAAACCCCGCCTCGACCATTCTATGATAAGCATAGAAACTCTTCTCATTCTCCTGTTTGGTCGCTACCCGCTCTTAATTGTTGAAGCCAGGAGGGTGAGGAAAAATATGGGTGGATTTCACTTCTCTGATTGTGGGTACGGAAAGGATAAGTAGTCTAAGCGATTTTTCATTCCACCCAGCTATGCTACCCAGCACTTTCTATTGCCCAATCTCCAAACTCCAGTTTGAAAGCTGGAGGTAAATATGGAGCCACTTTTTCCGCTCAAGGGGACAGGCCATGGCTCCTACCCTATAGTCATCAGACCTAAATCTGATCTCCAAGCGATACTTTGGAAGATTGCCCTGTTTATAGCATACTCCATCCTAGAGCTAACTCAATTTCAATGTGGTCGGCACTTTATTACTGCATCCACATCCCCTTTAGGTGGTTAAGTCTCCCTCTTACTCCAAAGCGTTTTGTAAGTTAACGGTTAGGTTCCGTTGACAACTTATGGGATCGTCCCTTCATGTGTCCCCGCTCGACCATGCTCGATACAGACCTTGGCTTTGTACCCGTTAGATTGCGATTCTATGCAGAGCGGTTAACGATCCGTCTTACACCGGGCAAACAGTTTAGCGATGCTTGTAGGCATTGCTGTGGGCTTTGCAACGAGTCCTGTTCTTGAGAGCGCCAGTACGAGTGCGATTGGAGCCATTCTTGAGTTTGGACTTGTTGATACGGTCAAATTTTTCGACCTTAACTTTGGAAGCCATGTGATCATCCTTTCCGATAGCGAAACTAAGCTATCTTAATGATGATCGTACGCTTTCTTCATGGTATTCTCCTTTTGAAAATTGGTTGGTCCTGCTACGAGGATTCGAACCTCGATGGTGTGGTTTAGAAGACCACTAAGCGTCCCTCGCTCACTAGCAGGAAAGTTCCTGTTAGCTACAACCATTTACACAGGAACTCATGGAGGAAGATTTTGACCGTCACAAAATCTGTAAAAGACGCCCCGTTTTTCGTAATTGGGAGAACGCAGGGGGTTATTTACAAGATTACCCTGTATGCTTGAGTCGTAACGCTGACCAGCGATTGGACTTGCTTAAGGTCCGATAGTTACTTGAGGCTAGATCGTGACTCTAGCGTAGTGTTTCTGGGGACTTCCGAATTCTTGAGCCGGGTATCAAGTGAATGGCTTCCCGCTCTGCCCCATTGCGTTTCGATTAAGCCTTGTCCTGATGTCATTTCATCTCGCGGTCACTACCCGCTTACCACTACTACGCAGGTTCCCAAAGGAATCGTCCACCATTTTCTGGTAGGCCGCTTGATTACTACAAGCTTCTCAAGTCTTTTGCTTTTCCCAATAACCTCTACTGGGTTTTTTGATATCATAAGTTTTACACCATTTTCCTATAGCCACATCACTAACCCCAAATTGTTTAGCAAGGGTAGAAGTTGGGGTGGACCACACAAGTTGCTCTAGTTCCTCTCTAGATGGTCTAGTGACTCTCCTTCTAGCTAGTTTTGGAGCATGAGGATCTTTTTTGGGTTTTCTAGATGGGTTATTCCTACCAGCAAAAGTTTCTGTTTGAGTGTGGCAATTAGGACATAAAAATTCTAAATTTTCTAATCGGTTATCGTTGTTTACTCCATTAATGTGTTCTAGTTGGAGGCTTAAAGCTGCACCAAGCCACTCTCCTTTATTACCACATCTGCATTGATACGGTAGAAGTTTGTCTTTAATAATTCGTCTTTTAAGACTTTTTTGAGAATAACGAGAATTTTCACAGAAAATCTTCTCGTAAGGAATATTACTAGCCATACGAAGGATCACAAGATTATAAAAATTAGGATGGAAATGCGCCGTAGAACAATCCAAGGCATCTATCCTAGACTTTAAAGTCTTTGAGTTATTACCATGAATGCACATTTTAAAAAAACGAAGAATTTCAGTATAAGAGGATGATTTGCTCACTAGAACTTTAAACTCCTCTTCCTCCATTTGCCATATTTTCGATGTCTTCTTTCTCACCATACCCCCAAGTCGAACCTACATTAAGAACTTAGAAGTTTATTTCTAGGTTCATTTCAAATTTGATCCGATGCTAAGATTCGAACTTAGAAGCCTTTCGGCGGCAACTTCAAAGGATGCTGCAATGACCATTCTGCCACATCGGAATAGGCTCCAGGAAATCGTATCCGTAAGAAATTGTAAGCCATGGAGACTCAGTTCTCACTTACGACAGGTTCCATTTTCTCTTGTTCCTAGAGCTTGGCAGATCATGACGGAATCGAACCGCTTCAGCACCATGGCGAAGGCGCGACCTTCTGCGATGTTTTCCCACACACAAGTTCTCCATGGAAGAACGAGCCAACCCAACCGTTGAGTGTTAAGGGGCATGATCTATAGATTTAATAATACGAAAATCAGATGGTGTGCCGCAGTCCCTACCACACTTTTTTACTCTAGCAAAAGAGCCTCTCGCCATTTTCAGGCATCTGAAAAACATTCCCCACCGGGCCAAAATCCGGCATTTTGGTATTGAGCCACCCACCTCGCTCTTCTCATTGAGCGATGCTGCTGCCATAGCTAGGCTTGATCATAGCCTGAGGAATTGGTATGCCCTAAGGGATTTGAACCCCTGACCTAATCCTTAGAAGGGATTTGCTCTTCCGCTGAGCTAAGGGCACATTTGATGTCAGCGGGGAATCGAACCCCAGTAACCAGGAAATCGAACCCGGTCCAGATGCATCTAGGCCCCACGCTACGCTCCAGCCCCGACAACGATAAATCCTGGCCTGAGGGAACAGTAAGGGTCTGTGGGGCCAACTCCCACCATGCAGGTTAGCCATCCTTCCCTGGATAGACTAAGAACCTTGTGACATTTCACGACCTTACCAGGATTAACTATTACTATTTAGTGGCGAGTATATCAATTTCTTTTTGAAGTTGTCCAGCTATTTCTTCATGCTGGACCATTAGAATTTTTCGTTCTATGGGGTCTTTGGTTACTAAAATTTGTTGAGTGACCTCAGTTAATTTGTCACTGAGGATCTCGGCTCTGCCTAAGCAGAGAATAAAATATAGGGCTAGCATTAGTTCTCCTTTTGTGGTAGCTCAACTAGGATTCGAACCTAGGACCCAGCGGTTGGATGTGGGACCATTAGACACCCTCCAAAAATCCCGAAATGAGCCGCTTGCACTGACCGCTGTGCTATTGAGCTAGGGGCTTAAAAGTTTCCAGGCAACGGTTTATATAGCGATACCCTGGCATCTCGCTTAAAAATCATGGGAGAGGAGTCACCCATAGCGGCATCGAAGGCTCTCCTCTCCCACTCATCGTGCCAGTTCTTCGGGATGAACCACGAAGTCGCTCTTTGCACGAACAACAAGACACGCTGTTAATTTCCCCTGATTGAAAGCAGGGCCTACTAACAAAGCACTTGTGCGGGGGTCCAAGGCTGTATCGGGTTATAGAACGATCCCTTCAGCACAAGAAATAAACCTTTTCCGCTAACAGGTAATTATCCTTATCGAATAATTCTTTGGGTTGCAGTTAGCATGTCTTGGTGTTCGTGGAGGGATTCGAACCCTCATGTTTTAACCTCAAGCCTACTCAAGCTTGACACACGGACATTAAGTCTTTCTTTTGATTTTTTATTCCAAGGGTGGAGAATAAAGTCCACTGTTTTGTAGTTGAGTGAATATTTTGAGGCTATTTCTTTCATTGTTAAACCCATTTGTTGCTCATTTTTCAAAATAGGGTTCCAACAAAGCCAACAAAGACCTAAGTCTCCGAGAGCTTGGAGTTTTGTTTCACCACAAGTGCATGGTGAGGATTTTCTTTCCGGCCTCTTTTCTGCTTTTATAACTTTTTCTTTAATTATCTTAATTTTAGGTAGTCTAGAAGTTAACTGTCCTCCCCATTTTTCTTGGACTCTTGCTTCTTCCTTTAAATGACAACTTTGGCATAAACAAATCAGATTGTCAAGCGCATGAGATTGCGAATTCATCCAGGGAATTATATGATGAACATCTGGCTTCCTATTTTTCTTTTCGTGACAATGCTGACAAAGCTCGTTGTCTCTCTTCCAAGCTAATCTACGCTGAGTTTTCCAGGAAAGATCATTCTTATCTTTACCGTAACGACCAGGAGACCAGTGCTTATGACCACCCCTCCAACGAGGGTTTTTATTTCCAGAATGGTAAGCTTGGGAACAAGCTAAGCATCTTTGAGATTTACTATTTTCTTTAAAAAATTTAATTTCTTTACAATCTATACAAATTCTTGCATATTCTTTTTTACAAGTTTTTGCATTAACACACGCTCTACTACAGAACCTTGTTCTTTTTCTAGATTTGAATTCTTTGTTACAATGTTCGCAGGATTTAATCATCGTTCATTAATACTGAAAAATTTTGGTATTCCCGACTGGAATCGAACCAGCGTCAATCGCTTAGGAGGCGAGTATTGATCCACTCAACTACGGGAACATAAGCTTCTGTAAGAATTTATAGGTTGGGGTATTGTGGCTCCATTCCTAGCTCACTCTTACTTTTTCAAACTATAGCTCACAGCAGCACCACAGTTTCGCTCTATGAGATCGGCAGTTCGGCGTGAAAAGCGTGAAGAACACTTAGCAATTTACTCTTTGCCATCAGCGGCTTTGATAGTTTTGATCCTATCTTTGTCATCTATAAGCCTAGACTAGCGTAGGGTCATGCCCTAAATTTACTTCCCCCTTGCGGGACGCTCGTTGTTGTGAGGTTCCCCTCGATTAGCTCTCCTGCTCATTAGCGGTTTCTCGGCTGCTGTAGCCACCTTCCACCTGTCCTAGATTGCTTTATTGACCGTTCATGTAATGCAGCACTACAGATGGCTCATTACCCTATTAGTTGTCAATCCGCCTGGAGTGGCGGGTCTCTATACTGTAACAGTGTTTCGTCACCGTTATCTCCAGCCCTGTTGGGTGGCACTCTTACCTTTGAGCTAACAGCTAGTTGATTTGAGCCTCCCAATCTACATGCCTCATCGGGAGGGAAGTCTGGTATTTTGCAGCGAAGTTCCAGGTGAAGCGGTCAATCGCTTTAGAGGCGATTCGTCCTTCCTGTGTAGCAACCAGATTCTTTTGGGAGTTGGTATAGGACTCTCAAGGAAGCGAGGATCAGTCACACCTTGCCGTGATCAGGCGGCTCCTAGCAGGTTTTATATTGTTGGACTCAGCAACCAACCTATGACCTCACACCCCACCTGGGCTGAGGAATAGTCTAGAAGGTCTTAAGCGGAATTCTTTCTTAGGTTTCGTAGTGCCCCGGCTCATTGATTTTTAACTGCTATAACTCCAGGAGTCTCCACCTAAACTACTTAAGCCTTCTACCCACTTCAACTGATTAACCGCTTCAGGGGTCATACTGCACCATCGTCAATACCTGGGTTAACCGCTACAAAACTCTTGTTCCTGGATGTAGCCGCCTATCGTTTCAGCTAAGCATAGAGTCATAACACCCAGCCTACCCTAGTGGTAATGGTAGGAAAATCGAATTGGTGTGACCTACGGGGCACGATCCCGTAACCCTCAGCTTAAAAGGCTGATGCTCTACCTATTGAGCTAAGGTCACATATTGGTCCCCCCACCCGGATTCGAACCGGGACGCCACTGGCGCGACATTTTGAGTGTCGTGTGTCTGCCGTTCCACCATGGAGGGAAAGTAATTGGTAAACATACTTTTGGACTCTCTATTGAGGATACCAAATGAAAAAGTCCAGGTCTTACACAGAAGAGCAGTTCAAAGAAGCTGTAGCAAACTCAGTTAGCATTCGCCAGGCTTTACTAGCCTTAAACCTCAACCCAAAAGGTGGTGGGGGATACCGAAGCTTTGCAGCAGCGGTAAGCGAGTTTGGGACTGACACTTCTCACTTTTTAGGAGAGAGAAGTAACCTAGGAAGAACTTTTCGATCAAGGCGATCTCTAGAGGACATTCTTAATAATGTGTTCCCTATTCAATCTCATCAGCTTAGGCTTCGTCTTTTCAAGGAAGGAATCTTTGAAAAGAAGTGTTACACCTGTAATCATGATACTTGGAACGAGCTACCGATACCTTTAGAGCTAGATCACATTGATGGAAATCATGAGAATAATAACCTCAGTAACCTTAGGATCATTTGCCCTAACTGCCATGCTCAAACTAAGAACCACGCTGGCAAGAACAAGAAAGGTTGGTAGGATCATGCTTCTGCCTACCAGTGTCAGCAATTATGGAGGTGTCATTCCAAACCTCCCCGCAACGGACTGTCGCCTAGTCTAAATGGCCGTTCTGTTCATCGTAGCTGACTCTTGATGCACCGTCAGACCGACTGACCATGGAGCTACCTAGCGGTTAAGCATCAGCGGCCCCCAGGATTCGAACCTGTTAAGGAGGGGTTACCCCTCGGAATATTGTCTGCATGGTCCCACTCAAGGGATCTAGCTTCTCAGGGAACGTGTCACCTTCGAAGTATGCAGAAATTACTCAGAGGAGCCCAGTCTCGTTGACAGATGAGTCAGGGCGGAAATGTCTCTTCCTTGTTTCTCTGAATGGTCGGGAAGAATGGTATTGAGCCACCGACCTTCGAGTCTTGCGGACCCGATGCTCTACAACTGAGCTACTTCCCGATATGATTATTGGAGTGCAGGGGGAGAGTCGAACTCCTTACCTTACGGATGGGGTTTGCAATCCCACGCCAGTCCACACCAGCTTCCCCGCACATGAATCCTCCAGCGTCCTAGAAACGTGTGGAGGGTAATCGTATTTATACGATATCAGATTGTCAAGAGTGTGTTGCAGCGGGGTTGCCTCGGCTCCCTACTTTGTTATTATACTTGGTGTATTGGAATTTCAAACCAAGTATTTTAAAATTACTTTACACACCTACTACTGAATCAGTAACCATCTTCATTTTAATAGATAGGATGTCAATTGGGTACACACCGGAGGAGATAAGTTGCTGAATAGCCATCATCATATCAGGGGCGGTTACATCCTTGGTGGTGATTCTGGCTCCACTGGTGGGATTGATGTAGTAAGCTGTATAGGTGTTCATAGTTACTCCTAATAATAAGTCGGTTAGTCTACTTCTGGATGGGCTTTACGGAAATCATTAAGGAAAATCTGAGCTTCCCTTCTTTCCACCCTACTTAGCTTATACCAAATATCGGCAGCTTCTTCACTGAGATTATCGTCTTCATCTTCGGTAATTGTGTTGTTGGCTCTTCTGACTAGAACTTCTTCGCAGATGGCATTATGTCGATTTAGGAGTTCTTGAGGCATCTTTTTTGAAATCATATCTGATCTGAACTTAGCAAACTCATCCGACATATCTTTCCCTATAAATAACCCATCATCATCTAACTCAAACAGAAGTCCACCAGACTCTTCGGTTATTTGACAGCATATGCCGCTTTCCGGATGATAGTATATCATGGGAGAATTACAACAAAAGAACTTGTTCTTCATCTCTCTTGAAGGTTCGTATTTCCAATCTTGAGGGTAAGCAATCAGCTTTTCTACTAGGTCACGAGGTAAGCTCATATACTAGGTTTCCAAGAACCATCAGGAAACTTACCCTGGTTTCCTATTGTAGCTGTTCTGCCACCAGGAGTATCCACAAATGGTGGCAGTCCCATCCAACCTTGGTTATCAGCAAAATGCTTCTTACCTTCCTCAGTAAGAGCGAATCCATTTCGATCCATCTCTTCGACTAGAAGACGCTTTTCATCTTTTACTAGCATCTCCAGAAATTCTGGAGGCGGGGTTATAACCATGTAGGAAACAAAAGGCTCAATTCGATTTACGATGAAATCAGCGTGAGACAGACCGGTGAATCTCCACTCTTCGATCTCTTCAGGAGTAATGTCTGTAATGACTTCGCCATTTTGAGTCCATTCAATATCTTCGAGAGGAGTATTATTGATCTCTTTCCTTCTGGCTCTCATGGCCATAATTTCTTCGACTGATACCCTCATACACCCTTCGCTATCTTCACCAATAGATTCAGAGCGGCACAGACTTCATCCCACTCCAGCATGTCCTTGACACCATTATCCCCATTATTTTCAGCTTCCATGGCTTCGCTGACTCTTTCGATGAGGGCTAACTGTTTCTTGGTCAAAATCATACTCACTCCAATGTAATGGTTATTACTGGATCACGGTTGGAAATAGAGAAGTACCATTCTTTTTTGGTTACTACTCCCTCCATATTTTTGGGTGAATCTTGTTCTACCCCACCCCTAACCTGAACTGTATCTCCAGTGTTTGGAAGAGATTTAGGCTCCCATTCAAAATAGGCTTCTCTGTCGCCCTTGATAAAATGAATGCTCATTTATTTGCCTTCATCCTATGGGCTACTGCTGTGCTTAGTTCCTCTTGGAATAGTTCTACCAATTCCTTTATGGAAACAACTTCAGTGAGGATGGCGTCTTCAATTGCTCCGATTTCAAGGTCTTCATCTTCTTTGCGATCATAGTAAAGGAGCTTGCCTATACTATCCTCTACTACACCTAGGATTTTCTTCTTCAATGGATCGCAAGCACAAGGATGACTGTGGCAAACTCCACATGTTTCGTAATGAATATAATTTTGTAAACTCATATGGTCTCCCTATTCCATTCTTCAAGCCCATGCCAGTTGGGTATCCATGGGGAGTTGTTGATCTCTTTGATATGAGACTCCACCAGGAAACGATGAGTCCCCTCCATGGCTTCTCCTAGAAAAATCTTCATCACTACTTCGTCATGATCCTTGATAAAGATGGTCATCCCATCAATACCCCAAGACATCCCTTCGCGGGTTCCACTAGTGTCCACTAGCATATCCGCAGGGATTATATCTAACGTATGCTCACACGGACCTGATGTATGACAGATCCCGCAAGTCTCATGATGGCTATAGGTCATTATCAACTCCCTCTACTTTTGAGGTCAGATCGGCTAACATTCCTTTAAGTTCTTCTGCTGAGGACCCAGATACTCTAGCGAAAAAGTTTTCTAATATTCTAGCTTTTTCTAATTTCTCAGGAGTCCAAAAAGGGGCAACATTGTCAGTCATTCTTTTACCTCCATTACATATACTGGCTTTCCTAGTTTTCGCATGTAGTCCACCATGTCTTTTGTTCCTCCACTTTTTCCATCCCATATGGCTATTAGGGCCTCAGCGTAATCCCCCATCTGGTGGTTTCGGATGAACCCGGCCTTATACTTTCCATACTTATGCCACTCAGCGGGAAATGGCTTCACAGGGATCTGGTTTATAAAAGCCCAGTCTTCTCCTGAAGAATCAATACCTTTAGGACAATGACCAGATACGACTTCAGTTATATCAAAACCAGAAGAATTTACAGCTTGTTCCACTAGGTCTATGCCTAGTAAAGAACGAGAGCCAGCGATGATGACTTTCACTTAACTTCATCTCCAAAAAGTTTACAGCCCCAATAGGTCAGCTTCTTGGGGTTGTAGTTGGTATCCTTAGGTGCGAATGGACTTCTCATAACATTTTTTCTAGTAAACAATTCATCGCAGGCTTCTTGAAATGTAGCTCCATAACCAATACCATGATAAGCTTCAATAGTCCATTCTGAAGGCTCTGAGTAAATATGGTATCTCATACCTCTCCTCTATGCATATGAGGGGTCCAGTTTGAAGCATCATCAAGCATTACAAGCTCTTTGGTTCCTCCACGAATCGGCTCTTGATGGGCCTTAAACCATTTCTGCACGGCAAATAGTTGACCACACCCGCCCCCAATATCATCCTGGCCTGCCGGATTGAACACACGGACATTATAACCAGCATCAAGGAACTTTTGACTAAACTGCTGAATCACATCTAGGTTACGGTAACAAGCGGCCTTCATGGATTCGTTCTTCGCACAGATAACAGAGAAAGTGAAGTAGAAGCTCTCCTTTTCGAATAAACGCATGAGATTGTCAGCGTCCACATCTTTGTTATTAGTCCCATCAATGCAGTAATTGAGATAGACAGGGCGACCAGTCATCTCAGCCCATACTGTTCCATAATTAGAAATTTGCTCCAAGGTCAGCTTAGGCTTATATGGGATCAGCCTATTCCTCTGTTCATTGGTGGACTTATGGATGGAGAACTGGAGACCCACTTTAGAGTTTTTCACAGAGAAATCTATGATGTCTCCAAGCACTTCCTCACTGTCCACTCCAATGGTGCTAATCAGATATTGAGCATTGACATAGCCAGATTCTTTCAAGAGGAAGATCGCATCCTTAACGGCTGGCCAATTAAGCATTGGCTCTCCCATTGACATCCCCATCAATTGGAGCTTTTTGCATTTAAATGGGTCTATTTCCATTAAATAAAAGATGGAACGCACCTGAGAAACAATTTCATCAGCCGTTAGGTTTCTTACAAAATGACCACCTGTTCCACAAAATTTGCACCCAATAGGACAGCCTGATTGAACAGAGAAACAAATGACAGTTCTCTCTTCAAAGGATTCATAACGATACAGAACGGCCTCTACAATAGCATCAGATTTGGTAAAGATGAACTTCCACACATTGCCTTCAGATGAATCTTTTCGTTCAATTAAATCCCACATTAGATTTTCCCTTTTCTCTTTAATGTTTCAGATATTTTGCGCTTAGTTTCCTCGGATACTGCGTGACCTTTCTGTGCTTTTCTCATATTTTCTAAAGCAGCCTCACTCGGTTTCAACCCAGTTCTAGTGGCTGACATTTTCTGCTTTGTTTCTGGTTTTAGAGGAATTCCAGTTAATTTTCCTTTTCTACTCTTAGAGATTCTTTCTTTGGTTTCTTCGGATCGTGGACCAAACACCTTTCCTTTTCGAGCCTCAGATAGCTTTTTTCTATGATCTTCTGTGTAAACTCTACAGCCCTTGCCCTTGTTTGACTCTGAAATTTTCAATTTTGTTTCTTCTGAAATTTTCCCCGGTCCTCTCACTTCTTTCATTAAATTGTAACCGTGGTCTCTATCATATGCCTTTTTAGCTTTTAGCCACTGGTCTTCCCAATAATCCAACTCCTCTTGTTGACATTCTTTGACGATTGTAAATTCAAAAACTAGTGGATCTTGAGTCCAAGCATACTGAAGATGCCTGTTTCTATGGGTCCCCAAATTAAGAGTGCGTTTATGTTCTCTCCAACGCTTTTCGATGTGGCCTGATTGTCCTATATAGACTTTCCCGTTTAGGGTGTTGGTGATAATGTAGATTCCTGAACTCATTTGTTAATGTCCTTCGATGATCCTATACTAGAATCCGAAAGATACTTTATTTAGTTCCCTCTAAGCCAATTCCCTACACGCTTCCAGATCGAGACCTTGGGCTTCTCGTAGACCCCAGACTTCCACACCGCCACCGGACGAGCGTGATTGTGAGGCTGGTTGGAGACCTTGGTGTACCCGGTCTTACGGATCAGACCATTCAGAGCGGCATTACGGATCATCGGACCCATAGCCCTAGGCTCATCAGGAGCGCCGATCCCCTTGCTCTGGAGAATCACCCAGACCTCATCCGAAGTGAACTTCGGATTGGCTACGGCTGCATCGTAAATGGCCTTGGCAGCAGCGGCCTTCCATGCTTCACTGGCTCCGGCTTCAGCACGGGCCATTCCTTCTTCCTTACCTGCGTAATCTGGTGACATTGGTTCTCCTTAGATACAGCTATT